GTGACTTCACTTCCGTTGTATCGGTTCCTTCCACGCTCTGACTTCTTAGCAGAGTCCTTCATGTTACCAAGTACACGGATGACAGTCTGAAGCTCCCTTTTGTTGAGAGCCTTGATACTGTCCTTTCCTGTATGTGCCTGCACAAGAAGATGCAGCTCCTCATCCGTGAGCTTCAGCTCCGGACTCTTGGCAATCCCCCACACCCTCTTGATACTTGGCTGTGATGCATTTCCTGCCATGTCACACCCTCCTTGCTGCCATGCTACGCTCCATGATGCCCTTCTGCTGTGGTTTCAGAAACTCCGGTATCTGAAGCTCCCTGTGGCTCTGCTCCTCAATGGTATCTGCCTGAACGGACACATCCGTGTATCCATAATTCTGAATAGCTGCATAGATACCTGACAGTATCTCATGTCCAATCTCTGCCTCATGTTCTCCTCTGATTACAACCTCAAACTTCTTCATGTGTCTTCTCTCCTTCCTACAGCATCATCATGTTGGATGCTTCACTCACAATCTTCATGGTTATACGAGTCTCACCCTTCTGCTTCAGGATACGGAGCACGTTGTTGAGAGTTCTGTCCAACAGACGGAAGCATCCGCTTTGTGTGTTGGTTGCCCGGCTTATCATCTCACCCATGGCAGCCTCATCCACCTCATATCCTTCAAGGTAGTCAACTACTTCATTCTTGGACAGTCCCTTCAGCTTGTAGTAGAAGTCCATCCTGTTAGCGAACCGGGCAAGATTGCCCTTCAGCTCTGTCTCAAGTCTCGGCTCTCCGGCTATGACAATGCCTACATCAGACTGGTCAAAGATGCCACGGAGTATCTCCATCTTCTTCTGTGTGTATTTGTTGATGAGCTTGTCTGCCTCATCAATGATGAGTAGGAACCCTTCATTGGTATTGAAAAACTCACGGATACGGTTGACTCTGCTCCATATCGTTCCACCGTAACCCTTTGGGAGTCCTATACCGTTCTCAATGGCTTCCACCAAGTCTCTGCAAGCCATTGTGTCATCACACTCAATGTATGCCACCCTTGGAAGCTCTGCATATTTCTTCAGGGCGTGTGTCTTTCCCTGACCGGATTTTCCAACGATTATCCCAAGCCCCATGTACTCCTGACATGCCTGACACACACCAATAGTCTGCACAAAGTCTCTGCTCTCAAAGAACTCCACCTTCTTCTTGAGTTTGCCTGCTCCTGTAGGTACGCTGTTCTCCGGTTCCTGACCTTCAGCAACGCCTCCGGTAGCGGCAAGAAACTCTCTGACCTTCTTCTCAAGCTCTGTAGGGTCACTTGCATACTTCCCATTGAGGTACTGACTAAGTGCTGCTCTTGAGTAGTTCATCTTGAGAGCTGCCTCTGCCTTCGTCATCTTCATCTCCGCCAGTCTCTCATTCATCTGCTCTGCCAATGTCTTCTCTGTTTTGTAGGTATTCAATGCTTCCATGTTTACAACCTTCCTTTCCTTCAACCTTATTTCATATTTTCCAAGTACGCCGCCGCAATCGAAAATGCCAACCACGCCAATTCAACCAATGCTATAACTGCCATAACCACAAGGGCAGCTCCAATCAATATCATCCTGACCATATCATCCTCCTATAGCTCTAAGCTTCTTGAGGGCGTTTTCTGCCTGCCTGCTCATGTATTCGCTGTCCGCTTCAGGCTCTTCTCTCTTCTCGGATCTGAAGCCCTGCTGATAGGTTCTGTCTGTAGGTATCGTGATGACCTTTGCAGCCTTCTCCTGCTTCTTTCCACCTATCATCAGCTCAATACCACCTGTAGTCTCATTGAAGCCAACATACTGCTCATTGAGCTCCTCAAACGGTCTTCTTGCCTCTTCAAGTCTTTCCCGGTCACGCTTCTGCTGTCTCTTCTGCATCTTCAGGTGCTCCTCAAGAGCTTTCTGTGTAACCTTCGGAGCTATCTGAAGAAGTTCCTGACAATATGCTTCACAGATACGCTTGCCCTTTTGGTCAAAGACATACAGGACAGCCATGTCATCCGGGTCATACTTGATGTCAACCTTCCGCCCGATATAGTCACAAAGCTCATCAGAGCGGTACTCATATCCCCACTTGGTAATGCCAATGTTACGGACAAGCACGTTCTCTGACTTCATCATCAGCATGGTTGCATAGCTCTTAGGCGGTGCCGCCTTGAAGTATCTGTCCTCATTCATAAAGCAGTCATAAGGCTTCTTGTAGGTCTCTCCCATCTTCTTCAGTCCGGAGTGTTCCGTGTGCATGTAGACCGTTGTGAGCCATTCATGCCACTTCTCATAGAACTCTTCCAGTGTCAGTAGCTCTCCTCTCTCAAGCATCCGCTTGATGTCCTTATCCACCTTGTCAGAGGTCTTTGAGCCTGTCAGTGTTCCGGTGTATGACTTCATCCAACGGGTGAACTTATTGCACACGGTACGGAAGAACCTCTCAATCTGACCTTTACTCCATGGCTCATAAGGAAGAGCCCTGTGGTCATCCTTGATGCCTATGCTCTTGTAGAAGCCCATTGTCTCATTGTCAAAGCTCATGCCGCTCCGGTCATTCCTGTCTCTTCCTGTCATGGTCTTTGCTGTGTAGTCCTTACCATTGTCTATGTAGAGATACTCCGGAACTCCTCCCGGCTCTGAATATATCATCTTGAGTAGGCTCTGCTTCAGGATGTCAGAGTTGGCATCCTTGCACATCACATCTCCCATGATGACCCTGCTCCTCATGTCTACCCATGCAGCCAAGTGTGGCTTGATGGCTATAACCTTGCCATTAGGCTGCTTGTAGCTCACCCAACAGTCAAATGTGTGCTCATCACCCATGACAATCTGCATCACCTGAAGACCCTTGGTGTCTCTGCTTCCTTTCACCATGACCTTATTCTTGTACTCACGGGTACCACGGGATGCAAGGAACCAAGCGTTCCTCATTCCCTCATCCTCCATGAGGTAACTGATGTACCTTGTCACCGTCTGATAGGATGGTATCTTCTCCCACTTGTTTATATTGGCAATGGCTGTCAGCTTCTCATACAGCATCTCACGGGTTCCTTGGTTTCGGGCAAAGTCCTCATTGAACCATATATTCTTGATGACCTGTTTGACCTCCGGCTTGATACTTGGAAAGCATCCGGTCTCTTTTGGCTTCCGGCACAGGCAGAGAACCTTGAAGAACTCACGCCCTGCTCCGTCTTCCTTCTCAAGCTTGTCCGCCCATGCGGATGCTTCAAGGTATGCCTTGGTGTATCGGTAGAGTGTCCTCTGACCTTTTCCAAGATACTTCTGTGCAAACTCTTCAGCGTACTTTGTCCGGTCTCCTTCGTCATACTGAAGGAACTTTCTGACCACGTTCCCAAGCTCCACAGCCTTGTAGTATCTCTCCTTGTAGTTTTCAATGTACCAATCAACATCAGTATTCACATACCATGGCACTTCCGGCTTCTGCTCATTCTCTTTCTTGTCCGGAAATTCTTCCGTGAAAGATTTCAGCTTCTCCCGTTCCTTCCATGCGTTCCTTGCCTGCTTGGACAGTGAGGAGACCGCCACAAGTACAACATCCCTTCCTCCTGTCTCTGACTTCTCGGTCTTGGTCACAAAGTTCTTTTTATTTCTCTGTGTTCTTCGTGCCATTGTCTGATACTGAACGCCTTCCAGTTCCGCCGCTTCGCTCAATGTGACATATACTTCAGCCAATCAGCTCACCTCCTTCATGCTGCTATTTCAATATCCAGTATCCTTGATATTGCCTCAATGTATTTCTTTCCACTACGCTCACCGACTAAAATCTTGTGGATGTACTGCTTATTGCATCCAAGCAAAGCAGCAAGCTCCACCTGTGTCATATTCTTGTCTATGAGCCTTTTCCTGACCTTCCGCCCAAAGGGTGTCAGTCTCGTCTGCTTTGTTGCCATCTGCTCACCTCACATCACAGCTTGTATACCCTCATACCGCAACCATTCAGGTCACAGGTGTATCCTTTTTCTATAAGGGTCTCAATGACTTTTGGAGCCGCCTCATACAGGATGATACCCTGACGGACTGTGCCGCCTACTGTGTATCCTATTGACATCCTGATGGGGCTTGTCTGTTCCTGAAGCTTCAGGAGTATTGACATCAGCTCCACATCACTATCCTTGTATTTCTCCATTACAACCTACCTTTCCAACCAATTACAGGCTCTTTGATATAGTCCTTGTCTTTGGTTTTCCTCCAACCTTCTTCAGAGATACCCGGCTCACTACTTCCAATGAGTCCGGAAGGTTCTTGACCACAAGCCAATTCTCCGGCACCAATCCATGAGCCTTCATCATCTTCTTCTGTTCCCTTGTGGGAGCCTTTCCGTTCTTCATCAGTAGCTCACCTCCGTCTCCTCTATGATTTTGTCAATTATATTGAGAGCGTTTTCCTTTCCCTCAATCTCTGCCTCAAGCTCCATCCGGTTCTCCCGGAGCTGCTCAATCTCTGCATCCAACTTCTCTCTGTGCTCAACCAATGCTTCCATATCATCACTTGACAGGTTCAGCAAGTGCATCATCTCCTCTCCTGTGGTATAATATGAAAAGCAGCCGGGACAACCATCTATGGAAAATCAAAATCATCCGGTAGGAAAAAGGTTAGGTTGTACCACAAAAACCTTATTATCAATCACCTTCCCTGTTCATGGTGCCACCCGTGAAGATACTAAGCGGAAGGTGACGGAGCTCTGTGAGTCCTTCTTTAGTAGAGAAGGCTCTCGGCTTCCCGTTACTATCACTGATGAGGATGGATGTGTGCTGTACACATCTGACTCTGATTTAATGTAGAAAGGAGGAAGCCCCGGCTGCATTTTCGCTATTCAATTCTCAAGGTAGGACAGGACAGCTCTTCTATCTCTTCCTGTATCCGTTGCACTTCTCTCTGTGCGTTCCGGAGGAGCTCATCAAGCTCATGGGCTTTCTTTGCTCTTGGAAGCATGTCATGGAAGATTGTCATACCAAAGCTCTTATACAGTTCAGCAACTTCATCTTTGCCGGATGTGTTCCGGATAGATGGATGCCACATGTAGACTTCTTCAATCACTTTGTACTGCTCATCCGTGACAGTTCTTTCAATTCTTTCTTCAAACTCCTGCTTCTGCATCCTGCACCTCCTTCATTCCTTCATAGTTCCATTTCCTGATACCCTGAACCGGGTGACTTTCTTTGTGCCGGAGAACTCCGACTATTGAGATTTACTAAGTTTTTTGATATGATTTATCTTGGATTAGTGGGTTACAAGTAACCCTTGCAAGGTTTATTATATCTTCCTATTTGCAGAATGTCAACACTTTTTCTGCTTTCAGGAAGAATAAATATTCCAATTTGCAGAAAGAGAGGTCATCATGGAATTAGATATGATAGGAATTGGTGAACGTATTAAAACAAGAAGAAAAGAATTGAAACTCTCTCAAACAGACATATATGAGAGATGTGACATCACTTCAGGAGCATTGAGCAAAATCGAAAACGGAAAAACTACGCCTTCCGTTATTGCATTTTATAAGCTTTCACAAGTGTTAGAGTGTGATATGAATTGGTTGGCAACCGGAATATCTTCCAATATGCAGAAGTCCAATATCTGCAAATTGGAAGAGGAGCTGTTGAATGGTTTCCGGGAGCTTCCTGAAGATGACAAAGAGGAACTCATGGGCTTATTGCAACTAAAGCTCCGGAAGGTGAAAAAAGAAAGAGATGTGACTGCAAAATCATCCGGATTGATGGGTACAGAAAATGGTGACATGGTTGGCTGATTTTTTTATACTGTTTTTGGGTTACTTGTAACCCTTTTTTGTTACTTTGCCATTTCAGGAAAATAATTCCCGAAAAAATACGTTTTCCCTTGAAAACAAAGCAAAGTAACAGTTCACTTTTAATAGTTCTATTTTGTTACTTTGCTTGTATCATGTTCCGGCTCCACGGTTCCGGGTACTGATTGCATTGAGTAACGCCATTTTTTTCAAGCGTTACTCCCAAAAAACCCTTATTTTATGGGACTTTACGAAACAAACACGCACATTGACAACACTTAATCAGTAACGCAATAACGCCACGTTATAACGCTTGACCTATTTTCAGAAGAGGATGCCTGATGTATAATGTCCTTACAACCTAACTTTGAGGTGTTGTGGATAGAACAAGTGCTCAAAAACCAAGTAAAACCAATGCTTCCAAGCACTCTATCCACTTCCCTCCCTTCCAAGGACACAAAAAAAGCATCCGAAACAGCTTATTCTCAAATTCGCTGTCAAAGATGCTTCATTTTTTCTCTATTAAATTCGCCACAACCCTTGATTTCACGGGGTTTCCCGTCATTTCCCACCTCTTCACGGATGGTCTCACGTTAGAATGTCCTTTTTGTCATATATTCTGTTAAGTTACACATAATCAATCCAAAAATTTATAAACGAAAATACTTTTTTGTAACCTTTTTCCCTGCTGATTTGTATTATAATTGAAAGCACCTTGATCAAGGACTTGCAATTTTTACGATTCAGGCAGCAAATACTTCAATCTGCAATGAATTGTTATCAAATTGTAACTGTTCAGAGCCAAGCAAAATTTCAAAAAACAGGTATAAAATGCTTGC